GATGCGGCGCTCGCCTCTTCGGCGGCGCCCTGAGCACCCTCGGGTGGCTCGAGGCTGAACACCTCGGGCCACAGGGTGATGAAGTTGTCGGGGATCATGGCCGGGCGGCCGTTGACGTACCCCTGCACGAGAGCCATGCGGCCTCCTGAAAATGGGAGAGCCCCCGACGATGCGGGGGCTCTACTTCTCGAATCCGGCGTAAGCGAACTCGTCGATCGCGTGAAGCTGCGGCGCCACGAGCGTCAGATCGGGATCTTCGCCCCTCGCCTCTTCGTGCTCGGGGTAGCTCCACTCGTATGCGGGATCCGTGGGGACGCGGTAGCGCAGGGCGCGCCAGATCGCCTTGCGTCGCTCGTCGACCTCGCGGCGGCTCAGCGCGAACGTGTGGACGATCAGTCGCGCGCGGGCTAAGGCGGGAGTGCGCTCGCTCGGAGCGAGCGTCACATCCTTGTGCCGCGGCCCTACGGTATGCACGACGATGAGCCGTCGCGCTTCAGGCGGCACCGGCACTCCGTCGAATGTCTCGGCGCTCCGCGGCCCGTCGAAGATCGGCTCGTGCGGCAGCTCCGCCCGCAAGCGCTCGAGCGCCCAGGTAGTGAGACTCACAGGATGTCGGCCCCCTCGCTGAGTAGGTGTCGCGCCACGTTGGGCGCTTCTCGATCGAGCGCGGGCTGAAGATGCGGAATCGGCGCATTGAACATGCCGCCGTACTCGAGAAGGTTTCCGAGCTTGCCCTGCTTGCCCTTGCGTCGCGTCGGGCCGATCTCCGCCTCGGTGAGGCTGTGCCCCATGAGGCTGAAGCCGAGCGCGTACGGGTAGGCCGGAATGGTTGTCCGCACTGCGCGCGCGTCAGCGATGATCCGGCGGGCGTCGGCCTTGATGTTGACGGCGCCCTTTTTGACGACGGCCGGCGCCTTCCACTGCATCGAGACGGATGCTTCGGTGAGGTCGTGGGCGAGCGCGGCTACCTCGCGGTTGTCGATGCCGTTCTTACCGCCAGGGTTGTAGACGGCGACGGTCGGCTTAGCCACCGGGCGCTGTCGGTTCCTTGACCTGATACCGGCGGGAGAGGATGTGCGATCCGGCGGCGAGCTTCGACACGACGAACTCGCGCCCCACGAGCAGCGGGTCGCTGTACGCCTCGCTGATCCGCACGAGCGCGCCGACCGGGATCGGCGGCGCGAGCACCGGCACCTTCAGCATGTACCCCTCGACGGTGACGCCATCCTTCGTGAGGATGCTCTGCGTCGACCAGTACAGCTCGCACTTGCCGGCGTATGCGGTTGCCGTGGCGGGGACATCCTCGAGCTTCACGGGATCCCAGACCGTGCCGCCGGTCGCGGCCGTGACGATGCACCTGTCGCGCATATCCGCCTCGGCCGCCCGGCGGCCACGATTCTGAGCAGAGAGCGACATCGGCATGTCAGCCCCCGAAGCCCACGTTGTAGACACCGCCGAGCACGACGGCCGGCGCCGTCGCGGATCCGGCGCCAGCCACGATGCGACCGCGCTCCGTCTCCGTGATGTAGAGCTGGCCGGACGACACCGCCTGATCGATCGTCTCCTGAAAGGTGTCCTCGCCGAGCTGGCGGCGAGCATCCGGGTTCCGAAGAACGCGGATGACCGCCGCCACCATGACGCGCGCGACGGTGTCCTTGCGGAGCCGTGACGGGTCGCCTTCTGGGAGAGCCAGTCGGTACTCGACGCCGGGGATCTCGTCGAGGATGATCCCCCACGCGTCATCGAGCCACTGCGTCGCCGCCGTTTCCTCCCGCAGCTCAACAGACTCGACGAGGGGGCGCTCAAACGCTCCCTTCAGCCGCTCAATGTCGGCGATCGGATTCGTCATACGAGCACCCCCTCCTCTGTCACGCCGAAGCCTGCGCGGCTTCGATCTCCTCGACGGCGGCGATCAGCTCGCCGCGGCCGACGCTCTCGAGCGCGAAGCCATGATCGGGCTTCAGCGCCGACAGGTAGGTGAACCACTTCGCCTTGCTGTCGCGCACGGGGTGCGGGCGCTCGGGCGTCGGCTCGGCGGGCGGCGTCGTCTGCTCCGTCTGCGCGGGCTGCTCCGTCTGCTCCGTCTGCGCGGGCTGCTCATCGCCGCCCGTCGCGGGGTCGTCCGTACCGACGCGCTCGAGTTCGTCGGGCGTCAGCGGCGTGCCCGCGGGGGGCACCTCGTTGTCGAGGCGGAAGGCGGTGTTACGGACGAAGAACGCGTGCGCCGCGCTCCCCTCGTCCACGCTCGCGACCCCGTCGATGAACGCGACGCCCGCAACCCTTCGGCTGATCGGGGTTGCGGCGTGGACCGTGACCGTCGCCATCAGTCGACCTTCACGCGGAAGGCGCCGATGGACTTGGTCGCCTTGATGGCGAGGCCGATCGGGCCGAGTTCCACCTCACCCGTCTTCACGGCGCCCGAGGTGGAGAAGTCTGGGAGCCACTGGGACAGGATGTCGCCGCCCTTGACGGACGCGCCGTGCACGCCGTCCAGACCGAAACGAACGGCGTAGAGCGACGTCACGCCGGCACCGCTGGTCGCGATCACGTCGTCGTCGGAGCCGGCCTTCTTTCCGATGTCGACGAAGGGGATGTCGCGGAACGTGGAGACGGTCTGGCCCCACTCGTCGCTCGTCGCGTTGTAGTAGCCGATGTAGTCGGCCACCGCCTCGAGGGCCGCGACACCGTCCGAGTTGCCGTAGATGACCGTGGCTCCGTCCATCGTGCGCAGCCAACGCAGCAGCTCGCGCTTCGCAGCGAGAGCCTTGTCCTTCGTGTCGATCTGCGACCAGTCGTGCGGGGTCGTGCCGGTTGCGAAGCTCTCCGTGGTGGAGCCGGTGACCGCCACGTCGATTCCGTCGAAGCCGGGAGCCGAGGTGGAGAAGTCGCCTTCGGTGCCGTTGATGAACTCATCCACGAAGCGCGCGACGGAGGACTTGATGAGCTGGCCTTGCTGGAAGACGATCTCATTCGTCTGGGCGTCGCCGAGGTTGGCGAGGACGCGGTCGACCTCGTACGCGCCACCGAGCGGCGAGAGCGGGACCGCGAAGCGCTCGCGGGTCGCCTTCTCCTTGGCGTACTCGGTGTTCTGCGTGCGGAAGTCGGCGCTTCGTTCGGTCTTGACGCGCGTGTAGCCGTAGACGAGCGTCGCTCCGGCGGTGCCGGGGCTGACCGAGTCGTCGAAGGTGATCCGGTTGAGAACCTGCGACGAGTTCTTGCGGAACTCATCGATGATGTGGAAGTCGATGTCGTCCTGCGTGTTGACCTGTGCGTCAGCGAGAGTGATGGGCATTGTGCCTCCTAGTTGCTGGTCTTGTTGATGCGGGCGGCGACGGCCTCACCGAGGGTCTTTGCTCGCTGGGGGCCGGAACCGCCCGCGCTTGTGATGCCGGCGGCACGCGCCGAGGCGACATCCGGCTTGCGCAGAGCGAGAATCGCCGCGATCTGCGCGTCGAGCTGTTCCTGCGTGGTTGCGGTGAGCAGAGCGCGCTCGTCCTTGGTGATGCCGTTGTCGATCGCAGCAGTCAGCTGCATGAGCGCCGCGGCGTTCTTGGCTGTCTCCTCGCGCTGGCGCGCGGCTTCGGCGGGATCTGCGGCCGGCACGGGCGGCTGCGCCGAACTCGAGACGGGGGCCGCAGCGGCGGGCGGCGCCGCCGGAGCAGCCGGCTCCTGTGCAGCCGCGGGAGCGGGGGGCGCCGCGGGCTCCTGTGAGGCAGCGGGCGGCGGATCACTCGCCAGCGCGGAGCCCGCCGCTTCAGCGCCGTTGAGCATGAGGAACGGCGGGAGCCGTCGAGTCTTGAGCATGTCTGCCCCTCTCAGTAAAGAACGCCGAGCATGTCGGCGAGCGTGTGGACTTGTCGCGGGTGTACCTTGCGGCGCAGCTTGTCGATCTCGAATGCGAGATCGTCCACGGCGCGTTTGCGCCCGGCATCGGTGAGCTTGTAGGTCCCGTAAGGGTTCCGCCCCTCCGCGACAGCGCGTGCAGCGAGGACAGCGTCATTCAGCCGCCGCTCGGCGGCGGTCATCGTCTCTCGCGCGAGCGGATCTCGACGCCCAGTCGTCGCGGCGAGGCGATGCACGTAGGCGGCGCCTGTACGGGTGCCGCCGCGGCCGAGCGCCCCAGATCCGAAGTAGTGCGCCCCCTTGGAGTCGAGCCCGAGATCCCCGTATCCGATGACGCCTTCGCGTTGCTGACCGCCGGGCAGGATGTAGCCCTGTTCCGTCAGCATCCGCACTGCGTTGGATCTTGTTCCTGCGGTGCGGTAGATCTCATCGACAGTGAGGCGGGGCGCATTGTGAGCGCGCGGCCCAGGAAGGCCGCGCCGCTCTGTGTTCACGACACGGAAGATGTCGGCGCCGTCGCGGATCGCGCGCGCCTCCGATCGTCCGAAGACGCGCTCCTGCTCCTCAGGAGACATCGAGTGGAACATCTCGTAGGGGTCAGTCGACCAGTCCCCCGCGCGGTCCTCCGATGCGGGGATGTGGCGGCAGTTGCAATTCGGATGCCGCTCGAACCCTTCGTTCCACGCATACCAGCGGCCGGCGAGCACGATGCATCGTCGGCACGCTCCGGCGCGGACCATCCTCACGTATCCACCGACCCTCGTCGGCGTGAGCGTGACCTGCACGGCCTGGCGGTCAGCGTCGGCGATGACGGACGTCACGACTCGGTCGAGCGAGCGCCCACCGATGACCGCCGCGCCCGCAGGGGATGCCCCGCTTGCAATCGCTTGCTTGGCGACCCGCACCGACGCGTGCAGCACTTCGTCGACCGGCAGTCCCTCGCGAGTCCAGCCGACGAATGCCGCGGCGCTCACGGTGGCGAGCCCAGCCGTGGGCTGCGACGTCTGCGCAAGCACTTTGGGGACATACGCGATGCCGCCCTCCGCCGCCTCGCGCATCGCGTCGGCGACGAGGGCGTTTAGCTCGGCGGCGATGAGCGCCCATCCCGCGTCGAAGTCGGTTCCGACGCGGCGCCATAGGCGCTTACTGGATCGCAGCGTCGAGGCGGCGATCCGGCGTTGCGAGTTGTAGTGCTGTGTCGCGGCTGTCGGGAAGGGCATCACCATCGGGCATCTCTTCCTTCACCAGTCGGGCGATGTCGTCCTTCAGTTCGTCTTCCGCGAGCTGTTCCCAGCGGTCGACCTTCGCCTGATTGGCGCCAGGGATCATCTCCCATGCGCCGCGGCGCGGGAAGCCAGTCGTGATGAGCTTCTGGATGCCGTCGACGATCTGCCCGAAGCTCTTGACCTCCATGTCGGCCGCGAGCAGTTCCATATCCGGGTCGGGCTCTTTCATGCCGGCAGCTCGCGACCACAGCGTCGCCGTCTCGACCCATCCCTCTTGCACGTAGCGCTTCAGCTCGCCGAGCAGGCTCGTGAGCGTCGACTCCGCGCCGGAGATCGCGTCGCCGGAGAGGTTCGCCATGCGGGAGAGGAGGTACTGCGGCGGCACCTGAGATGTCGCGAAGAACTGCGTCAGGAACTCCGTCAGCATCGTGACGTAGTTCGCCAGATTCGACTCCGGCATGTCGAAGACCTTCGTCTGATCCCCGTTGAAGACGAGCATGCGGTCGACCGCGGCGCGTCCGAACTCGTTCAGCAGCGGCACCATGCGGCCGTCCGGCGTGTAGAAGGTGGAGCCGTCCGGGTTCTTCTTGTAGACGATCTGGCCGCTCTCGTCGCGCATGACCGGGTCGAAGCCAGTGACCACGCGTTGCCTGAACGCCGAGAACTGCATCGCCAGCAGCATGTTGAAACGAATCGTGTTGATCGCGTCCTGCTGCGGAATCAGCGGCGCAACGGGGCTGAAGATCTCGCTGTTCGCGTTCGGGCGGTAGTCGGACGTGACGAAGGGCACCTGCTTGAGCGGGTGCTCGCCGCCCGCTTCGAAGACCCATGCCCCACCCTGGAAGGCGAGACGCACCCACGACTCACGGTCGTAGACATACGCGACCTTCGTCGCGGGCCGGACCCCTGCCGGCACGATGAGACTGTTCGGCGCGGTGTCCGTGCGATCGATGATCTTGACCGCATAGTCAAGCTCGAAGGGGTCTTCCGGGTCGGGATGCAGATACACGTTCCGCACTGACTGCGGGCGTACGAGCGGCCTTGAGGAGTCCTTGTCGTTCGTCCACACACCCGTGATCCCGCGGCCGTGCGTCATCATCGACTCGTAGATGATCGTCTGGCGCGCCTCGAGACGGTTCGCCGCCCAGAAGTTCTGCCACGTCTTGCGGTCCGCGTCCTTGCCGTGGCCCGTGCGGATTCCTTCGAACCGTAGGCGCTGAATCGGCGCGAACACGGCTAGCTGAACCCAGTTCGCTTTCGACTGCTTACGCAGCTCCCGGTGCTCCTCGCCGATGCCCTCCGGCGCCCACGGATCGCGCTGCTTGCCGCGCACGTACTCCTCGCGCTCCTTCGCGTCCGGCTCATTGGCGCGAAGCCACTCGGCACCCTGAGATGCCCGCCGCTTCGCTGTATCGAGATCCAAAGCGGCCTCCCTCAGTTGAACGCGTACATCGCCGTGGACACGCCTTGACGCTTGTCCTCGACGCGGTTCTCTGACCGGGTGAAGCTGAAGACAGCAAGCGTGAGCGCGACGAGCGCGGAAATGTCGGTGGTGTCGCGCCGATGCCACAGCCACTCGCCGGCCTCGCCGGGTGTGCGCTTGCGGCCGGCCTCGACGGCATCATTCAGGTGAGCGTCGTTCAGATGAACGAACAGCTTCGGGTGCGCCTCGTTGTGGCGGCCGTGCTCGTCGACCGGCCCCATGATCAGCTCTTCGAAGAACATGCATGCCTGC